TTTAACTAGTTTATGCTTACTTTCAATGAGCTCGTTAAACAACCTATTTCAAAAACCTATTATTGGCAAGCTATTCTACCTGGTGTAGAGAGTATTTTTGTCAAAGGGGGCACTTATCCCTATACTGTTCTTGAGTCTTATTCCTCTTGCCTCTCCAAACTATCCGTCACTGTTCCATCCACTAAATCTCGTCTAGCAAACTCCATCTTCTCCGCATCAAGTATATCTGCCACGGTCGTATTCCCTTCCATCATATTTTTCAGAGCTTCTGCCCTATCCTCCTGGCTCATTTCCAAAAGCTTATTTTGAAGGGCGGTCAAAGCTACTGTTTCCTCACTAACATTAGTAACTAAACCAAGGGAATCAACCATATCTGATCTTATGTCTTTGAAAGTCTGAGAGGTTTTATCCTCAGCTTCCACTAACTTTTCCGATAAAGAAGCAAAGTCAGATTTAGCAGGGGGAGGTTCCGCTTTGGCTATCTTATCCCGCATAAATTTAGTATACTCTGTCAGTTCTTTTCCAGAAGCAGCCTGTTCCTCCATAAAACGAAGGGCTTCGGACGTATTCTCTGCATTCTCTTCAACAAACCTATTATTTGAAACATCAATTAAACGACCTTTTTCGTTTCGCTTAATCCTTGACTCACGAACAAGACGTTTCTTAAGAATAGTTGTAGGAGGTTCGGATATTTCCCCTAAAGCAGTAGTTATGCGATCTGTATCGTCTCCCATAGTTTCTACCTGAGTAGTGGCCTCACCACCGCCCCCTTCCTCTTCTTTCTTCCTAAAACGACCAAATAAAAAGTCCTTTACTTTACCCTGAAAACGTTGAAATACTTCTGATTTCTTTAGTCTATCCGCTATAGGACCTAAAGCATGTTTAATCATGAGACCAGTAGGACCACCAATTGCTGACACAACCGTATCCCCTATTTGTTTTGAGTATTCAGTAGATAAGGAACCTGCATTTTCTGAAATATTAGTCCATACCTTTTCTACATTAATCCGATACTTCTTTGACAAAGCTCGCTCTTCTTCCTCAGCTACTCCCTCTTTTCTAACACGAGATTTATTCTGCTTCTCAAGCTTGGTCACTTGATCATTGAAAGAAGTATCTTCTTGTCTTATTTCATTAAGGGAACGAAGCAACTCTTCATCTTTCTTAATAAGAGCACGTAACTGTTCCGCTCCTTCTTTATTTACCTTCTGCTTAGGATCTAAAAACTTATCTAAGGATTGGTCAATCGACCTTAGGTTGGAAAAATAAGTGTCAAACTTAGAGTCAATGGAGGAAAGGGAAGCTTCAAAGGCTTGCTGTTGTTTAGAAGAAAGAGCTTTCTTTGTATTCTCACTAATGCGAGACAACATTTCTACAGTGGACTTATTCAACTTCTCCTGAGCAGGGTCTCGGGATTGCTTATCCTTCACTACTTGTTCAGCAGTAGGACCTTTTTTAGCAGACTGAGCGGCTGCTACTATCTGATTAAACTGCTTACTATTTAAAGTATCGGTAGCCATTATTTCCTTTTAATAAGCGATTGTTTTTTAACCTTGGAACTTGCTTTCTTTCTTGAAGACACCTCAGACTCCACGATCTCATTCATCTCAGTTACTGTATATTTAAGAAAGTCTTGAAAGCCCACGTTTGACGCCTTATTAAGGAAACGATGTTTTAAAAGAATTGATTTAAGGGATATACCAAAGAAGTGTTGATCTATTTTTATGCGAACTCTCGAAGGTCGACCACAATTGGAACACTTTTCATCAGTAGAAAGATCAGGACCACAACGGAAAGAAACATCGAATAAAATAAGAACCTCAAAATCACGATAATCCAACTTTCTTAGATACTCAATATTTTCATTTATGCGTTCAACAGTCAATTCCTCTATCTTCTCTTCCTTCACTATCATAACCGCATAGGTGGCAAAGGTCTCCAAATCCTCCCCTAAATCAGAATGCTTCATTTGCTCCTTATCATCGGCAGTTTCATGTAATTCCAAATAGTCATTTAACTTCTTTTCTCTTTCCACTGTAAGTAGAGTCAGCCTTATCTCCTCTTTAGAAATAGGAAGAGTCACTTTAGAAGGGCTCTCAAAGTCGTCAGGAAGCTGATATATGTGAATATCCTTTGACTTTAAAATATACTTATTCATCTGCTCACAATTACCACACTCCCACCTCCCTTCCAAAGGATTAGGATTTATCATAGATCTTGATTGAACGAACAAATAATCCCTATCGCCAATGGGATAAGGATTCATGTCAGTGTCACATACAGAATCAACCATCATGTTCTGAGCAATAAAATGTTTGCCCGAAGCTTGAAGATAATTTCTTATATCCTCCACTGTAGGAAAAGACAAACCTACATGCGATTCCCCAAACTTCCCCCGAGAAGGAAGTTGGTTATTAGTAGCTTTCATAAAGCCTATTAAGGATTATTAATAGTAGGTAACGTCTTCGGAAGGGAGTTATCAGTAGGCAAAGGCTTCATCCCTACAGGAGTAAGAGGTTGAATATTATCTAAAAGTCTACTCTTAACAGAATCAACCGATAAAGTTACCGTGAAGATAAGTACGTCTCTGTTGTCCCAATCCGGAGTGTAGTCTGATATTCTCTTGGGCCAAGCTCCCTCATAACCTAATTTAAAATTGGCAATTCTATCTTCTTGTTGCTCGGCCTCAGTATTGCTGCTCCTAAAGCGATGAACTTCAAAGTCCTTTTTATAGGTGGAAGGTAAATTGTAAGTGCCATCTGGATTTATAACTAATTCGTTCCAAGTCTTAAAAAAGTTCCAAGCGACATTGTTTTCTGTTTCATATATTATGAGATCAACATCCTCCACATCATTAGGACCAGCATAATACTTAACAGAATTAGCATCAAGGTGGGAATAAGACTCAAGAACAGTATAGGGATAAGTGCCCCCTTTGACAAAAATACTCTCTACACCAGGTAGAATAGCTTGCCAATAATAGGTTTTTGAAATAGGTTGTTTAACGAGCTCATTGAAAGTAAGCATAAACTAGTTAAAAGAATCAAAACTGAAAGTGACGTTCCACTTCCAAGCCTCTGTATTAGCAGAACGATCTAACTCAACAGCATCAATAAGCTTAGGATATACTCCGTGAAGAATTCCTGTTATCCAAGGAAGACCTAAGGCAGTAAGACCTTGAACGGTGACATCATCTTTGTATAAAGCAGGTATAACAGCCGTACCCGTAATTTGATTCCAAATTAACTGACGCCAAGCGTAAATCAAATTATAAATAATAAGCTGCTCTGACTCAACAATGTTCACTACCCAAGTATGTTCATACTCAACAGCTCCTGCAAACTTAATTGTTTGACCCATATAAAACAGATCAATATCTGTAGATCCTACAGAGGGAAATTGAGCTGTTTGGGCAACAAACTGAGAAAGAGGTAACCGTGGAATTAATATATTCCACAGAAACGACTTAGCGGGGTTCGCTATATTGGAAATAAAATCCGTGATACTAAGTCCCATAGTTTATTATTTTAAGCTGCTATTGATTGTGTTGCAATTAATTCTTCAAAGTCAACTCCAGAAGCTGTAATTATTGATCTCATAAATAAATATTCACCAACTCGAGCTGGTTTGATATAAATGTTAACCTTAAGTTGATTACTATCAATAACTAAAGCTGTGTTATTAGTTTCATTACAAATAACTCGGAAATCGGTTAAGCCTTCTCCAATCTCTCTTAAGAAAGCGTTTATACCATTGGTAATAAGAGTTCTGTTGAAAGCATTATTAAACTCGTAAATATAATCTTCTAAGAAAGCTAAAACTCCCCTTTTAATATAAAGTATTAAACGTTGTACATTAACTCGTTGTAAAGCAGAATTAGAACCAAGAAGAGTTTTTTGACCTTGTACTGTAACACCGAAACGGGCCGTCTTAGTAGCAAAGTTAATATTTCTATCATACAAAGTATCTTGATCAGCTTCTGACCATATCTTATCGATATCTGCACCAGTTATCTTTCCTCGCCTTCCTCCCGCAGGAGCAAACCAAGGAGCAGCAGCTCTATCATTAAAAGCATAAACTCCTCCTACATAACCAGCTCCTGGAACAATAACTGTCTTATCATTAAACTCATCTTTTGCCTCAAAAGTAATTCCATAAGCAGCTCCAAATTCATCCAAAGTAGTAATATTCGATTTCCATCCTGAGGTTCCAGAAACAGTCTCTACATCTGTAAAGTCTGCTATATCCGGTCCTATAACTGCTATACTATCCCCCCTCGTTCGGGCAACTTCCATACAACGGTTGGCAATTGAATTATCAAAGCCTCCTTGAAGAACCAAGTCAATAGTAGCCGAGGAAAGAGGTTTGAAAAGATCGTAAGCAGTAGTAATATCAGAATTGGAAGCTTGTACATATGAATTAGTAGAAATAGCCAATAAGGAAGTCGAGTTAATAGGTATTTCATCTACCCCTGCATTAGCTTTAGTTCGACCAGCTAGTAACAGAGAATCTCTCTTTAAGACATCATCCACAAATAAAGAGCGACCAAAACCATCCTTATCTGTCGAAACAACAGAGACTCTATGCTCCTCATAGTTTTCATGACCTGTATCAAAATCAGTCTTAGCTGTATTTAATTCAGTACCCACTTGAATACTGAACTCCCCTACAGTATTATCTCGATCAAATATCTTAATATTAATAGCACCATCTTGGTGAACTCCAGGATACTTGGAATATAAACCAATAACATTAGAACCGGAAGGGGTAGTGGGAAGATTGGCTAAACCAGCAGCAATAGAAGCTATTTCATTATCTTTCAAAGCTTCCACTCCTCCAAATTTAGAATTCCCTTGGGGACGTGAAACATAACACGCCTTACCCAATTTAAACCAACCCAAAACCTGATAATGAAGAGGAGTCTCAGAAGGAGAGACGGGTTTGCCAAAAAGTTGAATAAACTGATCAAAGTCATTCAAAGCTTGTAGAGTTCCAACAGGACCCCAACGAGCATTTCCTGCAAAAGCTGCTACAGTTCCTTCGGAACCAACAACTATTTGAGAAAGATCTATTTGTTTGTAAAATACACCTGGTCGTCCTTGTCCCATAATCTATTTATTTGGGTGTTTTTATTTTAAAATTAAGCAGGAGCAACAGCTGAAAGATCAGCAACCTTCTCTGTGAAGGCATCTATCTGACCATCGTAAAGGTGAATTGATGCAAGTGCTTTTGTTATCAAACCTTGTGATATTATTGACCTATCAAGTAATATAGCTTCAACGGTAAAGTTCAATGTGGTCCTTACAACCCGACCTAACTCTTCCTCCGATTCTAAATCAGAATTATCCTCTGGGTCCTCAAACCTAACCTTAAACTTCCATTTATTGCCATCTAAATCAGTAATCTGTATGATTGGAGCTTCATTAGCCCAAAATATATAGTCACGAAAGTAAGCTACCTGATCAACTATACTTTCATGAACTATCTCTACCGTATAAGCTAAATCAACCCAAGTAAATTTAACTTCTTGTTCAATATTGGGACTAGGAAAACCAGTAACCTGAGTAGTATGAGCAACTTTAAATAATTCTGCAAACTGCACACGACGATAAAAAGCAATAAAGGGGAGCTTCATTACTCCGTTATTAATCCTAATCCAATGAGTCTTTGCTACTTCCAATTGACTATAAATCATACTAGCAAGGGGAATACTGAACTTGGTTTTTAAGTCATTAACAATTCTATCATCTATAAGAATTATCACTTAACTTCTAGTTTTTGCTTTAAAATGGGTAAGGCGTGTTATGTTTCACGTCCCCAAGGGAATTCTAAATTTGGAGGAGGAAGAGTTAGGTCGGGTTGTAAGGACCACATTGAACTTTACCGTTGAAGCTATATTACTTGATAGGTCAATAATATCACAAGGTTTGATAACAAAAGCACTTGCATCAATTCACCTTTA